ATCTTCTTCCAACGTCTTAATATAGTCTTGTTGAATCTTTACCTTAGACTTACCAAGATCAATCTTATTTTCAAGATCAGTTATCTTAACTTTAATATCATTAGACTTATCTTTTAGTACTGTATTCATGACTGTAAAGATCTTAATATCTAATAGATCTTCAATCACCTCTCGTCTGTGGGCGGCAGGCAACTGCATGAACGGGGTAAAGGAGGCAGAACCCAGAATGACGATCTGAGTAAACGACTTATAGTTTAACTTCAGCACCTGATCTTCTAAGTACTTCTGATAGTCTCTAGCAGCGGCATCCTGGTTCAAAAGCTCACCATTAAGATAGATCTCGAACACGGTTGGCTTACCACCACGGCATATCTTATACTCTTTACTACCAATAGTAAACTCTACCTCTACCAACATATTCTTACCGTTGATAGAGTTAACTAACTGGGGTTTATTAATATTACGGAATGGTTTATTGAACAGGGCAAAGCACAAAGCGTCTAGAATAGTAGACTTGCCTGCACCATTCTCACCTATGATTAAAGTCGTAGGTGACTTATCAAATTTAACTTCTGTAAATTGTGCGCCAGTTGATAGGAAGTTTTGCCATCTTATAACTTTAAATTTAATCATGCTTCTTCGTAGTTCTGCGCTTCAACATATAACGTCTTCATTAACGTCTTAATACGATCTTTATCTGCCTCTGTATCTAAGCTATCAACATATTGTGACAATAAGGTAACAGTATCTTCTAAATCTATCTCTTGATCACCCATTGCATCGGCTTCAAACTCAGATAGATCCTCAATAATTTTTAACTCTAAAGGGTTAACTTTATACAGTCTCTCAATAAACTGATCGTACTTATAGTAATCTTTTTTATTAACAACTATTAACTTAATGTGCTGGTTAGCATACTGGCTTACATCAACAGTAGAAGGATCTACTTTATCGTCGTCGTAATAGACTTTAGAAAAGATTGAAAACGGGTTTTGAATAAAATCCAATTCTCTCGTACCGGTGTCAAATATATGAAAGCCGCGAGGGTCTTCGAAATCCGCCCAGGTAAGCTCATAAGGATTTCCAAGATAGTTAATGTTCCCATTACTACTACGGTGATGAAAATGTCCAGAACAAACCGTATCGAACTTCTCAAATATCTTAGGATCAAATCCTTCATCGTTCTCATGACCTTTATACATTTGAAAGCCAGCAATCTCAAAATGCCCGAACAATACCTGGGCATCGGTAGTCTTAATAGCTTCCATACTTTGATTATAATTATCGGTACATATCCATGGCATCATGAATATTTTAGACCCATCATCGAATACTAACTCAGAAGGAGTATCAATAACGTTGAACTCATAGTCTTTAAGCAACAGACGGGGCGAGTTAACATCGTTGGTATTCTTAAAAAAGGTATCGTGGTTACCTACAATCATATGTAGTTCGATATCCCTCTTTTTAATCTCGTCAAAGAAGTAACTACGACAAGAAGACAGGGTATTAAAATTGATATACTTACGGCGATCGAAACAATCACCAAGGTGCACAATATGCCGTATACCCCTTTTATCAATCTCAGGGAAGAAGACTTCCTCATAAAATCTCCTAAAGAAATTATCAAAAGGGATACTATCTGAGCGGGCACCGAAGTGAGTATCGGTTACAAGCGCTATTTTAGTCATTACCAATGCCTTATGGTGTTAGCTATAATAAAAAAACATGTCACTATATGTATAATAACCCAGAAGGTTTTAAAGAATAAAGCAATACGAGCTTCCCGAAGAGATAGGATAGGTACATCTGGTCTATCACTATCGGTACTACCCATTAGGTGCCCGGTTGCCCGCGCCCAAATTTTCTCTAAACTATTCAATCTTGATACTCATTATCTTCTCTATGGCCAACACGCATGGCCATATTACTATCCGTCTCCCGCACCTCTACTTTACAGCACCAGATACGATCTTGCTCACCATAGCTAGGTAAGAAAATAGTATTAATATATTCATACAAGAAGTCGGCAAGACCTTCACACCCGGTCTTTTCTACTTCTGTAATCTTCGCAATACCTTGCTTACCTAATTCTAGTAAGTACTCTCTTTTAGGATCGTCTTGTGCAACAAGCAGAGTATGATCAAACCATTCTTCTAGTTTATCTTTCAGAGGGCGTAAGCCTCCAAAGTCCATTACCCAATTGCGAACATCTAGCGTGTCAGACTCAAACTCAAAATGAAATGATAAAGCATAGCCATGGACCAAGTTACAATGACTATCAGCTCTCCACTGACGGTATGCAACAGGACCAATCTGCTTATAAGTTTTAGTTGAAATATATTTTGCCATTTTATGTATATTTTTTATCGTGTTCTTTACCAATGCCATAACTACCATCGTACATCTTGAGTGCTTCAGCATCAAAAGACAAATACTGACCTATCCTCGTACCTTGCCTAATGCGAGCCGGGCCAGTCGTAACATGAAGTACCCCGGCCATGACACCATGATAGCCAGAATCATAAAGACCTGAAGTAATAAAACAACCATTGCGGTTAAGAGTGCTACGAGTAATGACCCAACCAGCTTCACCCTCACCCACATGGATGACGTTTTCCATAACGATCTCATAACTCCCCGGGTATAGCGTATAATAACCTTCTCCGTCTGTAAAGAGTTCTTCAGAGCCTCTATGCCTCTTGTGATCATTACTTACCTCAAACATTTCTTGGTTGATTTGAAATACTTTACCTAAACGTAGATCTACAGCATTAGGTTGAATATCTTCATCAACAACATTACTCAGCTTAGTCCTACTACTCTCACCCATTACATGCTTCATACTGAAGGGCTCTGAATATAGTTTATATGTAACTGTCATACATTCTCCGGAATATAATATGGATTTTCCATCGTTTCAAAATAGGCGACTGGAAAAATTTGTTTGTATTTAAGATTAATTTTAAATACTTTATTAGGTGGTAGAGATTCAGTAAACTCAACTTTAGTAGAAGAGAAGTTTAAATCTTTATCGTAAAACATTGGTGAGATTTCATTTCTGAATACAAACAACTCACCACTATTATACATGATACAGGCAAAAGTGCCATCGACTCTGGATAATGAGCTCCAACCGTAGTTAAGAACTTGCTCAAGCAACCATTGAGTATCCCAGGTACCTTCTGATAAGTTCTTTTGCTTAATAATACCATTATGCCACAACATACAATCCCCATATACTGCCGGGTGAATGTTATTGGCATTGGTAGTAGGTGCCTGGCTATGAGCAATATAATACTTGTTATCACCTTGAGCAAGACCTGTAATAAGACCTTCAGGCATCCTATCTCTATCTTGCATCATCGTCTCTAAACGTACTTTATGCTCATCAAACGAAAACGCGGAAAGGGAGTAACTTAACTCCCCCCTATAAGCATTCAATCGATATAGATCGGTCAGTTTATTCTGACTAAATGAACCAGTTATTGCGCACATGTTACACCTTCATTTTTCCGATTAGGTTTTGCCAAGGGATTACTTTAGAATACTCTACAGGATCATTATAACCTATCTTAGCAAAATTTGCAATACGTTCCGAGCAACTAGGACACTCCCCACATGAACGATGTTGCGCGTCTGGATTGTAACACGTCATAGTAAATGCAGTCAGCATAAAGTTACCATCTAGCTCTTGCAAGATCTGTAACTCATCGTATTTGGATAGCTGACTGAAAGGTGCAGTTAGTTTAATCTTAATGATACGATTTTCAGATAGCAAGTCGTTTACTTTATCTACCCAGCGTTGTGTAGTATCGTGATAACCATACTCATCATGTACCTGTAACCCACATACAACAGTATCAACGTTTTGTGTCTCTGCAAATGCAGCAGCAATAGACATCAGAATCATATTACGGTTAGGCACGTAAGTCTTAGGACGAGGATCACCTAACACATCTTTAATCGTAGGCATAGCCATATCGGTATCCACATTAGCTGAAAAGCCTTTACTAATGTCACCCAGAAAAGAAGCATCTACTACTCGATGCTTAACACCAAGTAAGTTTGTAGACATTTTAGCCATTTCAATCTCACGCCTCTGCTTCTGACCGTAGTAAAAGGTTAGAGCCGATACATTTTCTTTACCATACTTCTGTACAGCCAATCTCATAGCAATGGTACTATCCATACCTCCAGATAGAATTACCACACAGCCGGCTACATCGGGCAATAAGGCTAGTGCTTCATTTGAGGTCATCTTGCTTTTCTTTCAATTCTTTTTGAATACGGTGAATATAAACTACTGCATCCATCAGCTCCTCTTTAAGATGCTGAATCCATTGCATTAAATCTAGATCGGTACGTTCAGTAGTCACCCCGTACTTATCAAAGCCATGACAGGCTCTTGACTCAAATTCATTACAAATTTCGTTTACGTTAGGGTCAGGTCCAGTTATTTTCATTGTCTTGCAGTCTTTTCACAGAAGTTATAAGCATCTATAATAGGTGCTTGGTTTAAAAGATAATAATTAGATGCACGAGTAGGGTTAATATCAATACCGCCTCTGCGAGTGTACAAGCAGGTTACCAATAACTCTTCAGGGTCTAGTAAGTCCCACAGTCGTTTATAGATACATTCAGCGATCTCTTCGTGGAAGTGATTCTCTTTGCGCATTGATACAATGTACTGAAGCAATGATTCCGGGGTAATAGCTTTCTCACCTTTAATATGAATATAAACATCACCCCAATCAGGTTGATTAGTTACTCGGCAATTGGATCGCAATGAATGCGATCGCCATCTCTCATAACGTCCAATAGAAGGTACAACTTCTAAAATATCAGATGACTCATTAAAGTGATCAAATGACATCTCAGCAACGTTACAATACTCTTCAAGCGACATAAAGTCACCCTTCAAAGGCTTAACAGTATCAACGTCACCAACTGCAATATAGACCCCAACATCCCCACCTACGGCTTTAGAAAGGTCTCGTTCAATTTGCTCTTCAATAAAGTGAAGCTCTTCCTTACCAATAATTAGTCGAGCCATATTGTAAGAGTTTAAATACAACTTGACAGACTTAGACTCAACAATATTAGGAGTACTAGAGGAGTATGTAAACTTTAACCAACCGGAGATAGGAAAGCCATTCTTTTGTAGAGTAGAGAACTCATAAGCATTCCAAGCATCCATACCAACAAAAGGTAAATCTTCTTCATGAATATCGTAACCTGTGCGATTTAAATGACGAGGTACAGAAACCAATAGACTTGGATCTACACTATCTGGCGTAACATAGGGCTTAACAGCTGATCCATCCCCAGCCTTACCAAGGTGAACCCCAACCAGTTTATTCAGTTCTTCTTGATTATCCATTATCTTCCTTCTAAATGATCTATAATTGTATTAACTCTATTACGCACAGAGCCTTTGACTCTAAGCATACTTAATTCATTTTTTTCAATTGTTGCTTCAAACAAATCTGCTATCTCATCTCTAAATTGTTTATTAGTACTACGTACACCATCATCAATAATTTCAAACTCTGGTTCAATATAGAATACGTAATCATACGAATACCATACCTTATTAAACACATCTTTAACATATCTCAAGGTACTGGCATTAATTCGATTATTTTTAAACAAGTACGCACTATAAACTAGACCATCTAATGCAGTACGATCAGTTAACATATTACCATGCATGAATACATTAACGATATGCTCATTCATAATGAGACGTTGAGTAATATCAGTACCTTCTTCATTGATAGGTAAGCCGTAACTCTTAACACGACGAGTTACCTCATCACATATAACATAATCTTTAAATAGTTTCTCTGAGCGCAAAGCATTTAATAATGTAGTCTTACCTACCGATTGCGCACCTGTAATACCAATTTTCATATATTATACCTAAGTGTTAAGTCTATTATCTTCTCTAATTTTTCTAAAATGTCTTATAAAGTCGTCATAGTAGAGATTATCTTTGCTTTCTCTCATCCATTTATCTTGAAGTTCATAATAACGGAAAGCAGTAATATTTTCTAGAGGTCCGCGATCTTTTATATAAAAATCTATTTCCTTAAGAGCCTTATCTTTATTCAATCGCCCCACACCATTCATTATAAAAGCCCACAAAGGCCATCCTGCAGTCCCATAAAAATTTGAAAAATCGTCAGCTGCAGGTAATCTGTCTTCTGCAGTTTTTATAATATCTTTTACAAAATCGGTTTGTGTAGCACCTGTATTAATATACTTCCAAAACTCACTATCATCTCTCCCCCCAGTATAATGCATTACTAAAAAGTCTCTAAAAGTATCATACATTCGCTGAGTTCTTTTATTATATATTTTTATACTAGATTCGTTAACTGTTTCTTCTAGGGTAGGTTTTAAAAACTCAAAAAAGAAATTCTTACACTGTACAATCGTTGAATGAATTGATGTAGCTTCAAGCGGTTCTAGAAAAGCTGCCGATAGCCCCACAGCAAGACAATTTTTTACCCATGCAGATTCGTAACGACCGGCATCAAATTTAATAACTTTAATAGGCTTAATTTTTCTACCAAGGCGGACTTCTATCTCTTCTTGAGCCTGGTCCGGTGTAATAAAATGATCGTCAAATACATAACCATTACCTTTTCTATCCATTAACGGTGTTTGCCACATCCACCCTGAACTTTGTGCCCATGCGGTTGTAAATGGTTCAGGCATTTCATTTTTTAAATAATCAAGCTGAAAAGGCATTGCTGTATTAACGGGTAAATTATTCCTGTAGCTTACCCACTCATTGGGTAATTTCTTCATTAATACTTTTGCAAGACCGGTACAATCAATAAAAAAATCCCCTTCAATTACGGTACCGTTAACCATTTCTAAATGTGTAATAAACCCATTTTCTCCTAAACAAACCTCTTTAACCTCACTGTCAATATGCTTGACATTTTGATTCTTAGAGCTAATTTTTTTAAAATATTTACCTACTAATTGAGCATCAACGTGCAGCGCTCCCAGCGCATCTGCATTATTATGGAAACTGTCAATTTCTTTATTATATGTACTTTTATTATTTTTAATTAAGTAACCATATCTTGTCAAACTTATAAATTCCTTGTCACGGAGCTTACCTAAACCAAATGCCATCATCATATCGGGGCTTTGAAATGCATCTATACTTCCATCCAGAGGAGCATAGTAGTAATCTTCAATATTTTTTGTCCAACCCTTGTGCTTAGTACCATATTTAAGAGTAGCGCCAGTTTCTACAATAAAATCAAATAAATTGCAACCGTAATCCCAGGACTGATTAGTAAGTATCTCAGTCAGCCACCCAGTAGTGCTTTCCCCTACTCCTATGATACCAATTTTTGTAGATTCAATGACGGTTATCTCATGACGGTCGCCAAAACGACTTGAAGCTATAAGAGCAGCTAGCCAACCAGCAGTTCCCCCACCAACTATTACAATTCTCATAATCCCTTTTCTCTCAAGAAGAAATTCCATGCTGATAACGAAGTCATTTTAAGTGAAGTATATAAGTCTTCTCTTGTATAATTTCTATTACGAACACATACAGACTTTAATATAGCACCGCCATCTAACTCAGCAGTACATTTATGTACAACACTTCCTATTATAGTATACTTGTCGTTATCATGCCATACTTTTTCTTGAGGATCTTTACCCTTTAACTCAGGGTAGAGATCAATTGCTCCAGGATGGCCGTTATAAATTTCGTATTTTTCACATATATCAGCTGGTAGAATGCGAAGGTAGCCATGAAGACTAATAAGGGTCTGAGGAACATTATATACTACCTGATTTCTAAAGTAATTCATTATCATATCATGTTTGGCAGACATAATAGTAACACCCAGCTCACGAATGCCTGGGTGAAATTTAATTTTCTCTTCAAAATTATTAGTTACCAGTAAATCCGGTTTACGTCCAATAGAATTAGATAACTCTACAATCTCAGAGCCTGTTTGACTAAAGAATGCAACCCAGTTCATATTTTACTTATTTTATTAGCATGCTCTAGAGGAGACAAACCAGATTTAGTTTTAATATTTTTTATAAAGGTAAGCAGGGTGAGTCTTGAATCTTCTTTTTGCTTACCATAATAACCCGTCGCAGCATGAAGTTGCCTGGCATCATAAGCTACCATCTTATTAAATCCTTCACCTATCCTTGTAGTCTCTGTAAAGCTACCGTTATGTTGTAGTTTAATATCTTCATTACTAGTTTGATCAATAAAATCTAATCTCATTTTACCTATCAGGCTTGTATCATAATCGGGATTATTTACTTTGTATAAGCTAGTTCCGTTATCTAAATTATTATTGCTCGTATTACCGAGATATATTATACTAGATATGTCAACCCTATCATTGATGCCCCAGTCGTGATGAACCCACCCTCCTTGACCTGCATCATCAGAAGTATACGCAAAAGCCATCTCTACATCACATTCTATAACCTCAATAGAATAGCAATTAAATATTTTAAAGAGTACATCTTTCGCTAGTCGCGGGTATCTATAATTAATAAGCTCTGATCTTTTACCGCTGTAGGCACCATGTGGGTGTGCAGTGTATTCTAGGGTAAGAGCAAAATCTCTAACTGCCAGCGGCTCAATAAAAAAATTATCAACAATTATAGTAGGGTAATTAAATAACATCTCTATAACCAGCTACATAAGATCTAAAATACTGAATATTATGCCTGATGGTATGCATAGTGGCTACCGAGGGTTCAGGAGTGTTAAGTAGCTCAATGAGTTTGAGGGATTTCTTAGAAGCCAGACCGCCAGGCTCGTAGCCAATGCCCAACAAAGCGTGAACAATAGGGCTAGAGGTATCGAGCGATTCGATCCAATCAAACCCCTCACGGTAGAACATAAATTCAATCGGTAACGCACACCCAAGGAGGTGATGCGGTTTTTCAATATTAATAACACCATCTTTTAATAATCTAGTTAAAGTTTGTACCCTACCTAATGTATAACCCATCCATTTATTAGGATGGTTACAGACCTCGAGGTAGTACGAGTAGTCAAAGGAAATTGCAATCTTATCTACCCCAATTACATTATCAAGGTAGTCATAACATTGAACGAGGTCTTCATAACTCTTGCCTTGAACAACACCAATACTCTTACTATTCTTTGGTGTCTTACCCCAATAGTTCTCTTTCCAGTCCAATGCTTTATCCATTGTACCTAGAGTATCTTCGAGTACGTCAGGAATAATATACTCAGTAGGTTTAAGTTTATCGATCCATTCAAAATACTTACCTGCTTCAAAAGCAGTACCTAACTCAAAAATAGAATTATCTAGCAATACCTGGCGGCCCTGGGCTAGAGAATCTTCAAAGAATTGGTAGTAGGTTGGTTCGGTTTCGAACAAGTGGACAAGAGCGTAATCGTAATCGTTATAACTACGAGACCGATCAAGAAGGCAAAGCGGGGATTCATGGCTAATTTTCATTGTAGTTTCTCAATAATATCTAATGTAACAGGGACCCACATCACAACGTCGTCGTACTTAGTTTTCTTTGCACGATGTTTATTCGCATTAATATAGGTTATCATGTCTTTTATATTATAACGGAAAATAGATTTACTATCCACATCTACCCCGTAAATATACTCAGCAGTAGTAGTATATAACCACCCTGCCTGTTGTTTCTTTTTGTTATACAGCTCAACGCATAGTGTACCCGCATAATAGTTTGCCTTAACGTCAACAGGGACCCCATCAATAATACAATCTATTTTAAGATTTACTTGACTGTTCTTATCATTCCTATCTTCAAATAGGATGTTATTAGTCTTACAATAATCTTCTACGATAGCCTCGCCAAGATCACCCTTGGCACCGTTAGTACCATAGCGACCTTCAGAATTTTTATACCACATATATGTAGTTATTCATAAAGAAATACTATATTCAACATAAATTTATTTTTTGAATCTACAGGTCCTGTACCTCTATGGAGGCTGTCTGACTTAAAAATAGCCGCGGTACCAGCAACACAATCAACTTGTTCATCACCTATAAAAGTAAAAGCATCGCATGTATTTAAATAATATGTAATACTCCCGGTATTTTCTTTTATATAATCAATATGAGCTACCCCGCACGATGACCTGTTATAATAATTCCATAAGAATCTAAGTGGTTTTATATTTTTAAAATTATATTTTGTTTGTTTTTTAATTACAATATCAAAAATTAAATTACCTAATACATTAAGCTTAAAACTTTGATGGTTTATATGATCTGGCTGTTCATAATTAAAAGATTGCAAAAGCATACCGCTATCACTAAAAATATCTTCTAGCTTATTGTCGGTATAATATGGTGAATCTTTTTCATATGTACAATGTTCATCATATCCTATTTGCCACCCTCTACATTGATATAGCTGTTGTATAATATGATTATTAAAAACTGCATCTAACCCCGTATTAACTCTTTCTACCCCGGTAATCATTTTTTATTATCCTTTAAAGTTTGCATATTAGCATTAAGAGTAATCTAATGTAAAATTAAAACTAATACTTTTCCTAACCCCGTCTGTTTTTTTAAACTTAACGGAGTGTTCGAGTAAACCAGGAAATAATATTAACCTGTTTGTCTTGAAGGGGTGTTTTATATATTTTGTTATACCAAAATCATCTACTGTACTAAACTCTATACCTTCTTCAATATACCCTGAATCTTCGTAGTAATAGCACCCTGAAATAGTACTATGGTAATGTATATGTTTATCCTGGTATCCAAATTTACCCATTTTATTAAACCAAGAATCATGCATAAAAAACCGGGTAGGTTTAAGACCTAATTCCCCCATATATCTTATTACGTGATTATGTAAGAATGCATTAAGATTTATAAGATCAAGATTTATAATTATATTTTTAACTGTTCCAAAGGTTGCTGCAACATTGTCACTCCACACGTTTGGGGTATATAATTTATCTATTTGGCTCTCTACTGACTTTATCTCTTGAAGATTTCTTCAGGATTTTCTATATTATCGTGATAATATAACGGAATCGGATACCAGGCTTCCAGCATATTACTTCTTGATCAATGACATAAACTCAGCACGGCAATCGGGTTCACTCTTAAAGCAACCACCAAGCTTAGCTGTAAGGGTAGAAGAGGAGTGATCTTCAACACCTCGGCTCTTAACACAGTAATGAGTACCCTCAATCACAACCGCTACGTCTTCAGTACCTAGGATAAATGACAAAGCGTGATATACTTGTTCGGCAATACGTTCCTGCACCTGAGGGCGACGGGCAAAGTATTCTACAATACGGTTCAACTTAGATAGACCAAGTACTTTACCCTTAGGAATATAACCAATGTGTGCCTTACCGTCGATAGTAACAAAGTGATGTTCGCAGTTAGACATCATAGTAATGTCTTTCTCAACCACCATTTCATCGTACCCCATCTTATTCTCAATCACGGTACACTTAGGAAAGTTCTCAGGTTTAAGACCCCAAAAGATTTCTCGTACAAACATCTTAGCTACACGCTTAGGTGTATCCATCAACGAGTCATCGGTCAAGTCGAGACCCAACGTCTCCATAATGACAGCAAAGTTCTTTTCAATCTTTGCAATCTTACGCTCATCCTTTACTCCAAGTCTATCTAGTACAATAGGTGTATGCACACCTTTAGAGATAAGATACTCTTCTACTTTATAGCCTAGTTCGGCGTCTGTTTTTCCAGCTTGTAATGACATTTTAGGTTCCCCATTCGTTTTTAAATAAAGGCACTTGAAGTCTATCGCTGTAACGATAACCCTTCTTCATGGCAAGTTCTGCCACAGCCCGGTTGTTCATATGATATACCGACTCAACACCTCCAACAGGCATTAAGTATACCGGTCCCATGAAGCCAGCTGCACGGTATGCTTCTACTGCCTTCTCTGCTTCATCTGCATCCTCTTGAGATGCAACTACAAATTTTAAGTACACATAACCTACCATACCATAATCGGCAACGATTTCTGGCTTAATAGCATCATCCCATTTTTCACCTGATACCGATAGCTTAGGTGATACAGAGAATGTAATTTGACGATCAAAGTTACCAGGTACCCCCCATCCCCATCTATCTAAATGATCTTTAAACTCTTTAGTTAGTTCTTGTGTACCATTAGTCTCAAAGGTAATCTCTTTTAATGCTCTCATCTTAGGATGATTAAGCAAATCTGGATATGCTCTTTGCCAACCAAGCAAAGGCTCGCCACCGGTAATTACAAGATGTTCTTCTTTCCATTCTTTGTACGGTAGAGAATCCACAATAGCTTCGGCAATCGAGTCAGTATCAAGAACGGGAGATAGATGCTTAAAACGAGGATCCCAACTAGCGTATGAATCACAACCAGTACTAACCAGTGGCAGTTCTTTATAGTTAAGAAATTTACCAACTTCTGCGGCAACAAAATCGACCTCCTTACTTTGTTCACCTTTAGGCATTCCAAACCCACTACAGGTAAAGTTACAACCGAAGGTGCGAAGGAATACTGAAGGTACACCCATGTAGCGACCCTCACCTTGAATTGAATAGAATAGTTCTGCTACTTTAAGTTTAGCCATTAT